AATTATTGCGAATGGTTGCATTCCCTTTGGAAATAGTTTAGCTATATTTCTCGGTAAATCTTTCTTTTTAGGGTCTGGTGTTTCTGGATGTGAATCAGTTCCATACATATCATAATACGCATAAGTTCCAAACTCTAAATACATCATATAATCTTGTGTGTTCTCTATAAGCAACTGATTACCATCAAACTTAGCAAACCATCCTTGTAGTAATTGTCCACCGCCATCAGATATAAGTTTCATATCACGAATGTTTTGTTTGATTTTATTGATGACTAATTCACCAAGTATAAACATACCTTGTTTAATCTCGTCATCAGAAAACCCGTTCAGATTTATTGTTAATTCTATACTTACCATTATGGATTACGACGACATACCCAACCTTGATAGATTGTTTGACCATTAGTTTGTTCTGATTCTACCTTGTCAACTAATCGCCATGTTATAGAATCTACTATAATCTCGTTGTTTTTCTCTATAGCATAAGACGGAATTGTATAAAAAATGGCATCTCCTGATTTAGCTATCCCTATTTGTTGGTATTCTGATATAAGTTTACGATTGAATTGTAAATCACCTTTAATTGTTTGACGTGATATAGATTGACCTTTACTACGACCCATAGAATTCTTATCAACAGTTCGTTTAATCCAGATAATATCGTTACGACCAAATTTATCAAAATATTCTAAAGATTTTGCTTTCTGCAATTCCGCAAAGGATGTACTTCCTCTTGTTGTTACCATTTTTATATAAAACTAATCGAAGGACCTACAGTATTTAATAACTGTTCTAACCTTAACTGGAATTGTCGGACAGTTTCTCGAACGTTAACATAAACTTCACCAATCGAGACTGATTTACGACCTAACGAGAAAACAGTTGCGTCGTCATAAGAACCACCAGTAATAGCAGCAAAAATACGAATTGACAACAATACGTTAGTTAATTCTTGTACGTCAGATGGAACGGTTGAATACCCATGTAGATAATCAACTCTGATGTTTCGTTTACCGTTTGGTAATGCGAACGGTACTACCACTCGACCTTCTTCACTATATGACAACTGATACAATGGTATATCACGTTGTATAATTGAATCTTGATCAAGGTATATTGTGTTAAGTAATGCTTCTGTTGAGTACGTATTGTCTGAGACTATACGTATATAATAAAGTGAATTGCTGCCGTTTACTGTTGTCTTTGACCAGTCTTGTAGACCAGACCAAGATAACTTTCCACTTGCAGCGAAATTCAACACTCCTGTTGCACTTTCAGTTGCGCTTATCGAAATCCAAGATGTCCCATTATAGTATTCGATTGTGTTAGTTCCGGCTGTTACACCATTAGTGAATAAAAGAGTATGTAGTGCTAGGAATTTATAAGCCGACCCTAAATATAAATAATCACCAGCAGCAGTTGTGCTTGCAAAAGGTTGTGTACCTGCTCCACCAGTTTGATTTATTGCTGTAGTTACATCTGTGTAAGATGTACCTACTGAATCGTAAGTTTGAACGTTAGATATTGATGACCCAGGTGCTAATACAAATAACCCGGATATTGATTGAATACCTTTGTATCGTAATTGAATTTCGTCTTTAGGGTCGTAGTCACGAACATATGGTTCGTCAGTTGTTGGATATTTTTGTTCACTACCCCAGTCAAATATTTCTGTCGTTGATTGTTGTGTGTCCCAAGTGTTACCAGTCATAACATCTATTTCTTTTTGAACAGACGGTATATACGAAGCGATAAGAGTATCACTTGCCTTTGGACTATGTGTATAAGATATATAAAGATTATTAGTATCAACTGCTGTTGCACCTGCTGTAGTTAGTAAAACTAACCCGGAATCTTTTGTAAGTGTATAATGTGTTGTTTCTGTTAACTCTGTTAAATCATTGCTATCAATTGCACCGTACGATAATGTATATGAAGTAGCAATAACATTCCCGTTAGCTATATCATAACTTTTACTAGTACCATCACCAACACCTAATAATTCATTCTCGATAGCTACAGCTATACCTGCACTTCGAACTACGTTAAGAGTTGTTGTATATGCCATTATTTAACTTTTTTCTTAAACACTTCTTTCGCTACTTTCTTTACAAAAGTAGGCTTCTTTGCAGCTTCACAAACTTCTAACTCTGGATTACTTGCATATTTATCTGGAAGTTCTAATTCATCTCCAGGTTGTAATACTGCAAAATCTCCGTTTGGAAGTTTAACGTTAACTTTTTGTTTTGCTTTTAATAACATTTAGTTCACCTATGCTGTTTTAATTTGGGCTACAAATACTTCGTTATTTTGTTTACCTATTATAAAATTAAAAATAAAGGGAAATTAATCCCCTTAATATTTATACTAATACCCAATAACAGTTACGTTATGAATTCCAGTCGTTATAGTACCAAGTGTTATGATACCAGTTGCTGGCACCCAAGTTGATGTTCTATCTGCTCCAGCGTCATCTTGAACTAAAGTATTTAATACTTGCGTAATAACTACTCCTCGTCCATCTGCTGAATCGGATGCTAAATCAATTGTGTGTCCCGTTGCTGCTGCTGCGGATGTTTGGATAGTGATAACTTTTAAGTCACCAGATACTCCAATTTTTCTAAATGTTTCTATTACTGCTACCATTTTCTATAACCTCATGCAATACCATACATCTGTGTACATGCTGCTTCGTGAGTTAACACAAATGTCTCGTACACTTTTAACATGTAAACATAGCTATCATTTTCTGATGCTTTTTCTTCGTAAGTTAAGTCTTGTAAGACTGCTAAGAAGATGTATCTTGTATCAAGGAATAAAATCCGTTTTGCAGATGCTCCTGTTGGCATAAATTTATCTCGGATAAATGTTACTCCGTCGAAATCAAATGCGTCTGGAATACCAAATCCTAATATTGCTTCAGTAGGGTTTGTTACTTGACGTTGTATGTCTAATAACAATCCTTTAATATAGTTATGAGTTGTTGCATCAGTAACTGCTAAATCGATATTTCCGTTAGCGTTGAATGATGTAGCAAGCTCTGCTCTAATTAAAGCTAAAGTTGGTAATCCACCACTTCGGTTAGTTGTATTAGTTGTGATAGACGTAATTAATCCACTTGGTTCTTCAGGGTTAGTTGATGCGTCACCGTTAATAATCATGTCTTCTTCAGCTTCCATAATAGAAGTTGTTTTAACTGATAAATCAAGTTGTGATGGGTCTACAAATCCTCGCATTGCTGCTACAGCAGGTCCAGAAATTCGGCCTTTTGCATATAAGAATTTAATTCCTACACTAACACGGTCATAAACATCAAGTTGGTCTGCGATAGCTGCATTCTCTGCTGCCCACGCTGTTCCACCTTTGGAAGTTAATGGTACGTAATCATAAGTTAAACCTTTTACAGCTCTTCGCGGTAAAATGTTTCGCAATGGTGTTTCCCTTACAGTTCGGTCGACGATTTGGTTGTCAACATAAACTGGGACTAGAGCTGTACCTGCTGTACCTGCTCCACCTGTTTGCGTATCGATGGATACTTTTTGTAACGATTCTGAAATCTCTTGTTTTTTATTCACGCCTTGGAACGGGTTCCAATACTCTTTACTAGTTCCGCCGAATTGGTCGTCGGATACTTGTAATGAACCAAAAGAATCAGCAAACGATTTCTCAGCAGTAAATCCTGCTGGTCTTTCACTAAATGTTGCTTTGTTCATTTTTATTTATCTCCGGATAACTGGAATACCAGTCTCCTGTTTTTTCTTTGTTTCACCATCTTGTGGTGTATCAAATGTTGCTTTTAAGACGGGGGATTTTTTCAAATCTTCAATATCCTTTTCAAGCTGTGTATTCTTCACTTTCAAATCTTCGATTTCTTTTGATATATCAATAGAAATATCTTTTTCAGCTTCAGGTTCTTCTGCTACTTCAGGTTCAACTTCAGTCAGTTCTTTTTCAAGTTCTGTCACTCGTTCCTGAGATTTTTCTAATTCTGCATCAACAGAGGCCTTAGATGTTTCAAGGTCCAAATACTCTTTTTCAGTATATATTTTTTCTTCCATTTGAGTTTCCTCATATAGTTTTTTCTCGAATTTCTTAGCCATAGCCATAGCCATTCCATGTCTATTAGACGGGATTGCTACAAATGAAGCTTCAATTAATTCAAGATCAGTATAAACATTAACAGATTTACCGTTAATTTTTTCTGTTTTTCTATCTTTTACAATAGCACCGATTGATATTCCACATTCAGCACCATCATCTAATAACCCTTTAATCATTTTTGCACTTGGGTTTGATAAATAGAATTTTGGTTCTGCAACTAAGGCAGTATGTTCACCAATTTGTTCAAGACGTTTATTAGTCCATTCACCAATTAGGTTTTCAATCTTATTTTCATGGTTTAAGAGTATAGCAGTTTTTCCTTTATTGTCACCACACACTTTTTGTAATGCACCTTTAGATACTATTTCGCCATCTCTGTCTATTGAATCATCAGAAAGAATAGCGAGATATTTACCTGTACTACTTTTTATAAGTGATTGGAATAGCTCAATTTTCTCAACAGTTGATTCTGTTGTTGATTTTTCAATATTAGATTCTACCATAAGTATATATAATATAACAATTAGTATTTAAATAATTTCAAGAATCAGGCTTTATTTGACGAAATTCTATCGCACTTCTGCAGTTTGGATGTCCGGGAGGATAATCAAATCTTTGTCCTGTTACGTCATCAACAAACTGTTCATCGTACGGGATACCTTTATCGAAATATTTTTTATGAAGTCTATCACAAAGCTCAGAAGTATGATTATCATGAACAGATGTCCAAGCCTTATTACCTTTAACACCGGATTCTTCATACCCAGTTATTTTTCCTTCTGAAATGAAACGTGTTGTTTCTGTCCGTGCGATTCGTTTGGCTTGTGATGTAGCAACACCGTCAAAGATTTCTTTAATATGGTCTATCATAACAGTCTTACTTGTTTGAGTTTGTACATCTTCAGCGATTTGTCTCAAAACTCGAGCCTGAATCTCTTTAGTAGCGCCTTTAATACCGTACCACATCTTACCATGAATACTATATCCGTTTAACTGTTGATTCTCTAAAATACTTAGCTTACTTGAAAACTTAGCAGTGAAGCCAATATCAACACCAGTCTCAGTTTCAGCTGATTCCATACCAGCAGTCATACCTTGTTTAACGTATTTTCGAACTACACTAAGGAACGGTCTTGTATTTATCGTGTTCAATGTAGCTTGTACGAATTGACCGAATGTTTTCTTTAAATACGATTTGTCAACCGTTACATCTTCCAATCGTTTGGTTACTTTATGTTTCCATAACTGAACGTTCTTAACAAAGAAATCAGAATAATCATCTGATTCTTCAACTACATCTTCACCAGCGTCTAATTCTTTTTTGAAATTTACTTCAATATATTCATCTTCGTAAACAACCTCTGGTTCTTCAAGTCCTACTATTTCTTCAATCTTGATAGCATTAACTAAATAAGTATTAAAAAAGTGGTTAAGTACTGCTTCGTATTCAATCTCGTCTTCAACAGCGAAATCTAATATACTTTGTAGTTCTATGATCGTATAATACCCATTTGTATCCTTAGCTTTAAAATAAAATAAATATGATTCAGCTCGTTCTATGTAATGCATCTTTGTATGATTACTTAACTCACGTTCATACATTTTCCAAAATCCTTTAAAATCTATTTTTATCATCATTTTTTCAAAACAGATATTGAATAGTACTCAGTATTATTGTAAGTATTATTCCTGTGATGGCGCTATATTTAGCAATCTGTACTTTTATATCTAACATATCTTTTGAATGGTCATCTTTTATTAGCTCATTTTGAATTCTATTTTTGTCAATATTAATAACATTAGTTGCCACTTTACTATTTAATTGTCGAAGATGTTCATTGATAGAAGATATATTTTCTCGTATAAATATTACATGTTTTAAAATTTCGTCTTTTTGCATAATAATCCTATCTCATATTCTTTTGATTTATCATTTCTTAAACCCGTATAGTATGTAATACCAAATCCACCCAAACAACATAACGAACGTGCCGTATAATGTTGCCCATGGCCAATGATACCATTTTGTGCAAGACTGGTATAGTCTTTTGTAAAAATTAATGTTTGATTGCCAGTATGACATAGTATGAGGATTGAACTCTAAATCATGCATATTACATGCAAATTTAAACGGTCCATCTGGTATAATAACATTGAAAGGGTCTGGTCCACATCCGTTTGGTTTAATCTGTCCTGGTTTCATTTTTGATTACCACGTTCAATTACTGATGTTAATTGTATTATTTTATAATGTCATACAGTATTGTCCGTATTGAATCAAAACTGTTTTTAAATCACCGAAAGTAATTGTGTGGGTTGTTCCTGAAATGTCTTTTATTGGAACTATATATGCATCAGGTTTCCCGGATACCGTCATAAGTTGTATAAGTCTACTAAATGCGTTCTGGTCATGGTCTTCAACAGCTAAGCTATATCCTAACCCCGTATCGAATCCAGTATCTACTGCTGTTTTCTTAGCTTGTGCATCTGCGTATGTATCTTGTTCAGCCTGTGTTTTAGCAACTATGCTCCATGATATAGTTAATGCACCTTGTGATAATGTTTCTACTCGTTGTAAGTTTTGTGTTGTTACATCAAAAATAGGTTGACTTTCTGTAACTAAGTCTACCCATCTCCATTCTGTAATTACCATACTAGATGGATTGTCACTAGAATTTCTACGTCTTCCATTTATAATTTCTATTTCCATATTTATATACCCCACTTAGTTGATAAGTAATCTTCAATATCAGATACTAATTGTGTACTGTAATCATCAAATATAATAAACTCTCCTACTTTTGTATTAGGCTCTGCGTTTTCTGCTCTATTAGTGTTCAATAATAATTCTTGTACATCATCTAAATCTGCACTAAATGACGCCGTTCCTAATTGAGTGCCATTATATCGCATGCTTGCTGTACCTGTTCCATCGTATGTCACTAACCAAATACCATCACCATCTCTATCAACATCTGAAACAACTACGTGTCCTACAGTTGAATGAACTCGCCCTCTGAAATAACCCGCATTCTCTGCTTTTAACTGAAAATCATTCACCGAATCTGTACTAAATAATGATTGTAAATCATTACTAATTGAATCAATTGTTCCTGCCCAAGCAAATATGAAAGCATTATTAAACCCTGAAACCGAATCATTTTTTAAATATTCTGCCCCTACAAAAGTTAATACATTATTACCGTTAATTGTATCAGTACCTGAATCAGGACCTGTACCGGGTGGCGTTAAATCATATCCGTTCCCACTTTTATCATCAATTTGTGTTACTTCACTACCACTTGTCGTAATTGTACCCGTATCACTTGCATCATACCAAGCAATCAAAGATTCATCTGAGGGGTCCCAGCCACCAGTTACAAATCTATACGGATTAATTACTGAAACCATTTTATGTTAAATACCCCACGAAATGAATTTTATATCCAGCACCAGCAATAGTACTTCCGACTGAATCTTGATCAACCGTTAATAAATCACCTTTAGTGAATGTGTAACTATTAGTTGCACCTGTAAAATCACCAGTACTTGCTTCTGCAGTGAATGCGGATGCACTCATACTAATAACTGAATTAAGAATAGTTGTACCACCGTCTTCAACATCGACTGTTGCGGCACTACCTGTTGGAGCTGTAGAAGCTGTTAAATACACTCGAGTAATAACACAATCAAAAGGTACCCGGTCAGATATTTTCTGTCCTGTTGTTTGTGCTGTTGTTTCGTCACCAAGAGCATACGAGAATAACGGTAGATTTTGAACCGTGTTAGCTGTCAAATCAATCGTTTTATTAGTTAATATTTGTGTAGCTGTTAACCCTACTAATTGTTCTGATATAGTTGCAGGGTCGTATGTACTCGCAGCCAGGGCACCGCCAGCACTTGCGAAATCACTAATCAACACTTTTTTTAAATTATCAGAATCAGATGTATCTCCAATTAAAACATAATCAGAACCAACCGCTGTTACTGTTGATTTACCAGAGATTGCGGTTTTGTCAATAGTTAATGCGACTGAACCAGTTACTTCTCCTGTATGTGTTGCGTTAGTCACCTTAGCACTATTAATAAGAACAGATGTGGTGTTTGAAACAGTTGTATGAAAATTAGTTATATCACTCGCTATATGTGTGTGCCCTGGCTGTGATGCACTATCAGCAGTTGTACCCTGTGCAGCTGTTGCATAATCAGACGAATCAAAGGCTTTAACTTGTGCCAAATTTGTTACCTCAGAATCCATTAGTGCTCCTGCTGCCGTAACGTTAGTTGTGTCAGTTACATTAGCACCAGCCTCTACTCCTGTGGTTGCCCCTACAGTAAGTCCTGCTGCTGTACCAGTAATGTTAGTCCCCACCAAAGCTGATGGAGTTCCAAGAGCCGGTGTCACTAAGGTTGGAGAAGTTCCAAAAACTAAAGCCCCCGAACCTGTTTCATTTGAGATAACCCCAGCTAGTTCTGCTGAAGTAGTTGCTGCGAATTGGTCTAATCCATTTGAAGTAAGAGCATCTCCCCCTGCACCAGCACTTGCCCATTTAACACCAGCTGCTTCTGTAGAATCTGCTGTTAAAACTGTTCCATTAGAACCTACAGCTATTCGAACGTCTTCTGTAGTGTATGATAAAATATCGCCTTTGGTTGTTAACGGTGTTGAACCGGCTATACCACTTACAACTGTCTGTTTAATCACTATTGGTGTACTTGTCCCGAATTTAATTATGTTGCTCATGATGTTTTGTTTGTTATATTAGATTCAACTATAAATTCGCCTACGCCTAATATACCGTTTACTCCTCCGTTTATATATCGAATATCAAAATAATAAGTTTTTGCTCCTATATCTGTATCGCTTGTAGTTAATGCAACCGAAGCTGTACCACCTACACCACTAACAATAGTAGCTGTTTTTTGGATTATAGCATTAGCATCTGTTGCTTCTACATCCGGTGTACGTTTAACTGTGAAATAAATAGTAGCACCTGTAATATCAATAGCAGACCCATCTGATTCTAATTCAAATGTATAAGCTAAACTATTATTAGTCTTTCTAAATATTTTAATCGGAGCTAAGTCTGTGCAAGTCATTGTAATAAATCCTCAAATCGTTTTTGGAATTGTTTTTTCTCTTGATCTAAATCACTTTGAGATGGATCCTGTTGTGGGGTGGTTTGAGCCTCGTCGTCTTTCATACCACTTCCAGAATTGATTGGTTCGTCACCCCATTCAACAGGGTCTAAGTTTCGACTTTTACGGAACTCGTTGACTGTCATAATACCAAGCTCGATTAGTTTTGTGTCTTGTTCGAACTCGATTTGTTCTTCAACATGTTCTTTTGGTTTATATACAAACTTAATTCCTGGGTCTTTTTCTTGGAATAACTCAGGAATTATATTGTTTGTCGCTTGATTCTCAAATAATCTTAATTGTGGTTTGATACCGTTCTTAACCGTGATACGTTCTTGACCAGCTTGGTTACCTTGGTTTGTGTTCTCATGGAACCCTGCTTCAACAGGTGATACACCAAAAACACCAAACACTAAATGGAAATACCATTTCTGACCTTCTAACCATTCCATGTCACGAGCGTTTGTCGCGAACGAAGTAAAGTTAGCTTCTTTATTTTGGAACATCATTTTATGTGGTTTTCCTTTAGTGCTATTCAACCACGATTCTTTAGCTAATTTAAGTTGTTCTTTATCAATACCAGGTATGCTTACGATACCGGACGGCATTGCGTTATTTTTAAAGAAATCTTTATTCCACCTTGTAGCTTGCATTAAAGTTTCAATAACTTGCATAACAGCTTGTACTGGTGAAAAACCATAAAGGGAAGAGGACTTCTTGTTCATGTAGTAGTACAACACTTCATCAGGTTCAAAACGTTTGGGATTAGTTCTTGGATTCCTAAAGCTGTACTGATAATACGCGAGTAAACGTCGATAAATATCAATCTGTTTTAAGAACGTGGAACCGTCTGCCGGTCGTACTTCTAACAATGTCCTCTCCCCAAATGGTTTCAGACGAATGTCTGTTTGAGTATTAATTTCGTTACCGAACTCGTCGTACAATGGCACGACTGTTTCTTCGTAACTATCATTTGAATATATTTTAACCAATACACCTGCATCTATCTCACCAACATCAGTCAACATCATAGAATGTAAATCGTTAATTGTTTCTTTATCTGAATTTATATTATTAAAGAAGTCTGTTGCTACCTTGATTTTTTCTTCATAATCAGCAGGTAATGATTCTGGGTCTTTAGGGATTATCTCCCAATCAATAACAGATACTTCACGTTTCATGGTATTTAATACCATTTGTACCCATGGAGATTTAGCAAAAGCTCTTACTTCTTGAATATTAATAGCTCGAGGTTGTCCTATCTTTGCAGAGAAATACCATTCTGGAAAGATAGGCATGTTTCCTTGAACTGGTTCTTCAGAATAAGCCCAACCAAAGTATTCATTAATCGGTTGTGTTAAAGATTTAAATGTATCAACTAATCCCATAAGTATATATAATATAATAATTAGTATTTAAATAATTTCAAAAAAAGACGCCCTTTACTGGAAAGGGTCGTCAAAAATAGGGTTTTCAAAAATATATAATTTTATATATTCCGAATGTATCTCTTCTCCCGTACGTGCATGTGTAGCTAACGCATGTTGGAACCGTTGATACCTTTGTCTGCCGTTTTGTTCTTTAGTTAATGCAGGGTCTTCCTTCAAATCAGTTATTGCTTTTTCTTTACATTCTTCAGTGATAGCTACGATTAATGCTTTCAGTTTAGCTTTCTGTAAATTAGAAGCCCAGTCTTCAAACTTACGTAACCGTTTACATAAATTGATTGTACCTTCTTTTATTTGTTGGTTTTTAGCCTTTTGTGCATCAATTTGTACAATCTGACCATCAACCTTAGCAATCTCAGCTTCGAATTGGGCGATAGTGTCCATAACTTGTTTACTATCTAACTTCTCTTTCTCAACAGTTGTACTAATCTCAACATGATTATCACGTTGTGCAAAACTACGGTTCATATTACTCATTTGGAATAAACTCCTCTACCTTGATAGGTTTTCTATACTCGATTGTCTCAACAACTTCTTTATCATGTACATACTTAGACGAAATAACAATAGTCTTTTGATTACCTTCTGGTGTATCCACGTTAGCTACATTATCTTCAATCACTTTATCACCTTTTGAATCTGTCTTAAACACAGTATATGTAATAATACCGATGTTATTAGATATCTCTGCCTCTAACTTAGTCAAAAACATCTTAGGTTGACTAGTGTACCATTTAATAGACCTACCGTGTTGTATCTTTTGATGTCCAGCTGAACCTTGTTCTTTTATTTCTCTCATACGAGACCGTACTCGAGCTTGAACAGGTTTAAGAATACTTAAATCAGTCGTATTCTTGATGGCATTCATTGCAGTCTTCACCATATTAGGCGATCCAATTCCTTGGGTTTTTGTTTCAATTGTTTCTTCTGTTACCATTGTCATAAAAAATATAACGTTTGCTACGATGAGCTGTGTCATACTTGAATATAAATCCTTCACGTTTTACAACGGAAGTACATGCTCGGGTTGTGGCTTGTATCCCAACACCAAGTATTTCTGATAATTGTTTGGATGTGTACAACTTACCAGGATTGGTCATTAATACCTCAATTATTTCTGCTTGTCCGATTCTAATTCACCTCCACAAACGATGCAAATCTTAGTTGGTCGTTTGAGTATAATATCGTTGTGACAGTGTGGACATTTAGTTTGATAACATTGTCCGTTCATTATATCTTTATATTTTTTCATCTTTAAAACACATCCATGACAAAATCCATGCTATCCATCTCAGCACGTTCCAGTGCGTACCCTAATGCTATAGGGATATCACCATGAACACCGGTTTCAACTAACTTACCGTCTTGTCTTGAATATGTACAACACTCGTCCATTATCTGGTGAGCGATTTGTTTATCATGTTCAGTCTTATACGGAATCACTAATTTTTTATTCTCAAATTGTGTAGCCAATCGGTTTATCATAGATAGTTTACCAACAGTATGACGTTTACCCTGGAACTCGGGGTTATCTTTCTTCTGTTTAGCACCATCAGCTGCAGCGGTCCAAAATAAAGTGAAC